CATTTGAACGTATGGATGAGAGACGAGATGGAGATCAAGCACTTCCGGCACGGCGGTTTGCAGTACTTCGCTTCCCGGATCCACGAAGGTACCGAGTTCCTCGACTTGAACGGAATCGGTGCTCCTGAAGTCAGCGTCACCTATAGCTTGGCCAGCCAAAAGTATGATGGATTAGCCAACAAGTCCACCTACCTGAAACCTTACACCGATTTGGGTTTGGACAAGCTGGCACCATGGCGAGAGACAACCAGGACTTGGGCTGAGGAGACCAACCTGCCCATGGCACTGGGAGGCGGGTATTGGTACACTCGAGGCAATTGGTTCTTCCCCGAGATATTCGAGATTCTCGCATCTGGCCTCAGATACGTGACCAAACCCATCCAAGACCTGAATTTTAGACCAAGATGCCAGAAAGCCATCAAAAGCAACCTGGACTTCAACGTGTTCCGCTCACCCCCCCCAAGGCCAAGCAAGGCCATACAGACTGGTCCGACTCTAGTGAAGAACGGCAAGGTGCTAGAAACCCTCGACTGGGCCAATAACACCCAGAACAAGTTGTATGCACTGTACGGCAGGCAACTGGCGTCACTGAACTCCGTTGATCCCAGAGAGTTGAGGAGATTTGCCAATTTTGCCAAAGCAGTGCTGAACCCCTGGATTGAGCAGTATGTGACCAACCCCCCACAACTGAAACCCTACAGAGACCACGTTTTGGGCCAAGGTTGGGACAAGGCAAAGACCCAAAGGTACCTGGAGGTTGGAGAGAGCTGGCTCAAGGAGGGATCTTGCCCTATCAAGCCGACATACAACGTCGAGGTCAAGTCTGGCGAAGAGTTCACTAGTGAGGAGTCCTGGATTGACGAGCACGGTCAGATCTGGGGTTGCGAAGAGAGACCACGTTGTATCAGCAATCCTTCGTATGTCTTGAGAGCACTGTTTTCTTGGCTCCACTACCCGATGATGAAGTCCTTGACGGAAACCTTCCCACAAATACTTTGGAGACAGAACAATCTGACGATCCACGATGCCATCGAGCCCAGGCTACCTTCCGACCGAGACAACTGGAGAGCTGTTAGCTGGGACTCCAGTAGCCACGACTCGAACCAACACGCGGAACTACTGACCGCCGTGGATGCATACATAGCCACCAGATTGAGG